TTGTGGTCAATATGGTGCGGTCTAATTTCATCACAATATTTTCTGTATAGCTTCTTCCGTCAACTTTTTAATTGCCATGCTCTCAAATCTAACACACCCAATTTTAAAAGCCTTGCTTAACCAAAGTATATGGGAATCTTTCATTTTTGTTAGCATAGTATTTTCTGTGTGGTCGTCCAAAGTAATAGCATATTTAAACGGGCAACTCGGGTCTACATGGTTAGATATAACTACAACTCCCTGTTTAACATCATTATATACACCAAAACTCATTCCATTAGTTTCTAGTGTCATAATGTAAATACTATTCCCGCTATGTTTGCCCAAGAAAGCAGTATTATCTTCAATATAATCACCCTCTTTAGCAAACTTTCCGTATTTAGTCCCATCAATCATATTTAGAAATTTAGACCCTTGCTTTTTCTTCTTTAATTCGTTATCGCTTACAGCCCATTGATAAAGTACGTTTTCGCTTGTCCAGATTTCGCCTTTATGTACAGGTTGAACATTAAAAGCGGGGTGCATATGATACGGGTTGTAAAAGCTGGTGTTATTACCTAAAAGAAAACATTTTACCCTATCTTCCTCCCTATCAACAGTATGATAAATGCCTAAAAATAAGTCTGGTTCATCCCACCCGCTAACATACTGGGAACGGCTCCCAGATTCTAGCATATATTCATCAAATATAATATAGTATACTAGCGGGAAACTTCTCTTTTTAATTTTATGCGATTCACTTAATGCAATGCAATGTCCTATTGTTTCACCTTCACAAGTACAAGTTTCAGTGGAAAACTTAAAAGAATAATCGGGAAATTCGTTAAGCAACACTTTTTCAAAACCCAGGGCAAAAACTCCATTTTTCTTTTCTTCCTGTGTTCTTACGATATAAATGAATTGCTGGTGATTCTTTATGCACCTATTAACCACCCATTTTTGGGTAGTATAAGTTTTGCCTATACTTCTTTCGCCGTTTATTAAATTGAAGTTGCGTTGATATGGTAATATTTTATTTATATCCCAGTACAATCTATACACCCCTATAAAAGTATAGGCAAGAATCCCGTTGGGGTGTTGCGCCCGTCACGGCGTAGCCCCTGGGAGGGGATCAACCCTTGACACCCCAGTAAAGCCGAACACTACCCGAAAGTTTCGGAATCCTTGCCTTTTCTTTATTATACTATAAAAAGCGGGGGGTTGTCAAGACTCAGGAAAAGGTGTATAATATAGGGGAAAGGAGGTGGAGCACTTGGTTTCAAATTTAGCAAAGGCTCGTATTTTTAGAGGATACACTCAGGCAGAACTTGCCGATAGGGCGGGTGTGTCATTACGTGTTTTGCAGAATTACGAACAGGGTGCAAATAACATTAACGGGGCGAAGTTGCGCAAGCTGTGCAAAATAGCAGATGCTTTGGGGTGTAGTGTGCTTGACATATTGCAACCCGAGAAAGATAACTTGATAGTAAATCATTTCAAAAATTTTGAAAAAGGGATTGACAATCTCCCCGAAAAGCTGTATAATGATTATGTTGAAACGGAACGGGAACAGCAGACGGACAGTGAAGAAAGCTGGATTTAGTATCGTTTCAGAAATATTAAATAAAGGAGTATCAGAAAATGAAAGTGAAAATCCCTGTGACCAACTCTTATATTGGGAAGCTGAATGGCGCAAACGTGGAGGAAGTACACACTGTAACAAATGTGGGCCACCTCTCCCCTGTAAAGGTAATCACGGAAAATCCTGGTTTTACCGTCATTAAGCAGAGCAAAACCCATATCGTGGCAAATATTCCTGATGAGATTATTGCCCAGTATGCCGTTTTTGAGAAAGAAAAAAACCGCTGAATAAGAAAGGAGAAATAAACAATGGAAAACGGTCTGACTTTGTACAACGTAACCGCAAACGAAAGTGGAGCGCCTTATACTTCCCTTTTGGCAGAATCTGAGGATACTGCCTTGTTGCTCTATAAGGCTATGAATAACCCTGACGAAAGCCTTGGTGACCATATCAACGAGATTGTCACTATTCGTCACATTTTTATTCAGCCTGTAGAGTTGCCTAATCAGGAAACCGGGGAAGGGCAGGTCTGCCCCCGTATCGTTCTTATTTCTGATGATGGTACTACCTATGTCACCATTTCCAAGGGTGTATATAATAGCATTAAAAACCTTTGTGCTATTATTGGCACTCCCGAAACCTGGAAAGCCCCTGTAAAGGTCAAAGTAATTCAGCGTGCCATTAAAGAAAGAAAAATGCTTTCTTTGGATGCTGTAGACTTTGGGGGTAATATCAATCACGATTAAAAGAATCTAGCATATATTCCCAAGAACGGGGGAGGGGCTAAACCCCTTCCCCTTTCTTGTCTTTATGGAGGTGTAATAAATGGCTAAATTACCATTTAAGACATGGACGCAAAAGGACGCAGACAAACTAAAGCAATTAGTAAAAGATTTCAATAGAAAACGCCGTGAATTTGAAAGCCCAGTAACGCCACAGCCCCCTAAAATCACCTATGGGGAGTTAAAGAAAACAATTTCTAGCAGGGCTGAATATAATCGAGTTATGGGAGTTTATGGACGATATTTAAAGCCAGGTGCAGAACGTTCCTATAAAAATAATTATGGGTTGCGTATTACACAATGGGAACGAAAGGAAGCTATCTATGCTAATAGGCGCATAAACGCAGACAGGGCAAGGGCATTAAAGAAACTAAATCCTTCCACAACTCGTGGAACTATGGGTACTGTGGAAGCAAATAATTTAGCGCCCCGCACGGATTTTACCGCAACTTATACGGGAGGGCGGGAAAATTACCTTAAATATTGGAAAAGCGCACAGAAACAAGCAAACGTAAATTATCGGGAAAACATGAACGCCGCATTAAAACAGAATTATTTAAAGGCAATGGCTAGAGAACTAAACGCCGCAACAAACTATAAGGAATTAAGAAAACTTGTCAACAGCTTAACGGTAGATGAACTAATGGAGGGTATGAGCGCAGACCCTGTACTAGGTATGGAGTTTGTATATAGGCTTGACCTTTCTCCAAATGAACGTGTTGAATATATGCTAGATAAATGGGAGTATTTAAAAGGCAATGGGTAAAAAACTGCTTAAATATGTAGCGGATTTTGAAACCACAACGCAGGAAGAAGATTGTAGAGTGTGGGCCGCTGGCATTTATTCCATGGAAAATGAAGAATTTTATCTAGGCAATGATATAGAATTTTTCTTGAATTTTGCTAATACCATGGGTAACGCAGTTTTTTATTTTCACAATTTAAAATTTGATGGTTCTTTTATAATTGACTGGCTATTTAGACACAATTTCAAGCACACAACTAATAGAAAGAAGTTGAATCCAGGCGAGTTTAATACTTTAATATCAGATATGAGCCAATTTTATAGCATTGAAATAAGTTTCAGAGAGGGCCAGAGAACTACAATTTATGACAGCCTTAAAATTATACCGTTTAAGGTTGCGGTTATTGCAAAAAGTTTTGGACTAGAAGTAGAAAAAGGTGAAATTGATTATAGTTACCCCCGCCCTATTGGCTGGGAGATAACAAAAGAGGAACAAAATTATATTTACCGTGACTGCAAAATAGTATCAGACGCATTAAAGGTATTATTTAGCCAGAATCTAACCAGAATTACACAAGGCTCTAATGCTTTATATGATTTTAAGCAAACATTACCACGGAAATTTGAAAAAATCTTTCCCCCGCCAAAGTATGACAAAGATATAAGGCAAGCATATAAGGGAGGTTTCACCTATTGTAACCCATTATATCAGGGCAAGAATATAAAAGAGGGAATTGTACTAGATAAAAATTCGATGTACCCCTCTGTAATGCGTTTTGAAAAATTGCCGTTTGGAGAGGGGTTATTTTATGAGGGAAAATATATACAAGATGATTTATACCCGCTATATATTCAAATGTTTGTTGCAAATTTTGAATTAAAAAAGAATCATTTACCGACATTGCAAATAAAAGGGGGGCGTTTTGGTTTTTTGCCTACTGAATATGTAACTTCATCTAATGGGGATGAGATTTCTTTGTGTTTGACTAGTGTTGACCTTGAATTATTTTTAGAACATTATGACGTGTTATCAATAGAATATATTAGTGGCTGGAAATTCTCCGCTAAAGCGGGGCTATTTGATGAATATATAGATAAATGGTATAAAGTAAAAGAGGAATCCACAAGAACAGGGAATAAAGGTATGAGAACGCTTGCTAAACTAATGCTTAATGCGTTATATGGGAAATTTGCTACAACGCCAGAATGTCAAAGTAAAATCCCTTATTTTGATGAGGAATCTAATTTAGTGAAATATAAGCTAGGCGAAATAGAGGAAAGAAAGCCGTTATATTTGCCCGTTGCGGCGTTTATAACAGCATATGCAAGAGCGGATGTTATACGCAACGCACAAAAGAATTATAAAAGATTTATATATGCAGATACAGACAGCTTACACTTAATTGAGGAAGAAATGCCACAGGGAATAGATATAGATGATTATAGACTAGGAGCCTGGAAAGTAGAAAGCCATTTTAAAAGGGCTAGATTTTTAAGGGCGAAAAGTTATATTGAATATATAAAAGAACCCCTCCCCCATTTTACCACTAATCCAAGGCCAAGAGTAAAATATCACGTTTCACATGAAACATTTAAGAAACGGCTTTATTATGCGCCTATGAAAGTCACGTGCGCCGGGATGCCCTCTAGCTGTCATAAATATGTAACCTGGGAAAATTTTGTACCCGGCTCAGAATTTCAGGGAAAACTTCTGGCTAGTGTAGTAGCTGGTGGGACAGTGCTAAAGGAAACCACCTTCACAATAAAAGGTTGACAACCCTTCAATAACAGTTTAGAATAGAGATAGCAAAGAGAAGGGAGGTGGACACCGTGGGTGCAAATGAAATTATTGATTTAATCCAGAGTGTTGGCTTTCCTATTGTTATGTGTGGTCTAATGGTTTGGTATGTAAAATACATTACGGACAAAAACCGGGAAGAAATCGCAGAAGAAAGAGAAGCACATAAGCAGGAAATGAGCCAGGTTATTACAGCAATTAACAATAATACTATTGTTATTGAAAAGTTGATTACTAAAATGGATGCAGAAAGCGAGGTACGGAATAGTGCTTAATGGTGTAGATATTTCTAGTTATCAAAACAAGGTAGATTATAATAGTTATGATTTTGTTTTGATAAAGGCAAGCGAGGGCAATAACTGGAAAGACCCAGGACTTGACAGGCATTTAACTGGGCTTTTTGGAACGACCGACCCCACACCGCAGGATACTAAAAATTATGGATTTTACCATTATGCAAGGCCAGAACTCGGGAACAGCCCAGAGCAAGAAGCGAAAAGTTTCTTGTCTTTTATTTCCGGGCAAGTTGGGCACTGTGTAATGGCTCTTGACTGGGAGGGAACGGCCCTCAGCTATTCACCGGACTGGGCTTTGAAGTGGCTTGAATATGTGTATAAACAAACTGGTGTTAAGCCGTTGCTTTATATCCAGGCAAGCCAGGCGAAACTATCCAAGTATGCCCCTATTGCTAATGCTGATTTTGGCTTGTGGGTTGCACACTGGGGAGTGGAACAGCCGACCTATAGTAACTGGAAAAACTGGGCTATTTGGCAATACCAGGGAAGCCCCCTTGACCTTGATTATTTTAACGGCAGTACGGCGCAATGGAAAAAATACTGCGGATTGGAGGAAAAAGACATGGATGAAGCAACCGTGCGCAAAATTGCAAAAGAGGAAGCAGATAATGCAATTAAAAACTATTTTTCTAAATTGGATAATGCACCGGCGGCAGACTGGGCAAAGAAGGCTATTTCCTGGTGTATGGCTAACGGCGTGATGAACGGGGACGAGAAAGGGAACCCCGATAAATTCCGCCCTGCTGACCTGATTACCCGGCAGGAAGTGGCCCAGACGATGTACAACTATAACAGGATGATTACTAATAAACTGTAAAGGGATAAGGCGTTTCACGTGAAACGCCTTTACCCTTATTTTATACTACATTAAAGGAGGTATAGTAATGGCGTTACATGGGTGTGACGTTTCGACTTTCCAGGCCACAATGGATTTTTCTGGGTATGATTTTGTAATTATAAAATCTAGTGAGGGTATAAACTATCAAGATGAGGGAATGGAAAGGCACGTACAAAGCGCTTTATCTACCAACACGCCTTTCGGGTTTTACCATTACGCAAGGCCAGATTTAGGCAATACAGGCGCACAAGAAGCCGCCAGCATGTTGCAATATATTTCGCCATATATTGGGCAATGCGTGATTGCGTTAGACTGGGAACAAAACAGCTTGTCCTACCCTATTTCCTGGATTGAGGAATTTTTAAATTATATTTTGGATAAGACAGGAGTACACGCTTTATTATATATTCAGGCTAACCAAGCAACGCAAAGCAAATATGCCCCTATTGCAAATGCCGGTTTTGGCCTATGGGTTGCACATTGGGGAGTTGAGGAACCTAGTTTTAGTAACTGGAACACATGGTCTGTGTGGCAATATACGGATACTCCCATAGACCTTGACTATTTTAATGGTACTGTAGAGGATTGGAACGCCCTAGCCGGTGGCGGTGTACAACTAGAATGGATTTACGGGAACCGCTATTTGTCACAATCGGAGATGGAAAATAACGCCCGTTTAGTGTGGAATTATTTTGGCTCTCTTGGGTGGACTTTAAACGCTGTTGCGGGTATGCTGGGGAATATGCAAAGGGAATCAACTATAAACCCCGGTATTTGGGAGAACCTAGACCCCTCCCAGCCTAGTGTTTTGGGCTATGGGCTTGTAGGATGGACACCGGGCACACGTATTACAAATTGGTTAACTTCTCATGGATACGAACTAACTAGCGGTGAGGGGCAATGTGCTAAAATACAAGAAGAATGGCAACACCCGGAAATAGAAGTTGTATGGCTTACAACAGATGAATACCCGGAAACTTTTAATGAATTTGTTTCAAGCCATGAAAGCCCGGAGTATTTAGCAAGCTGTTTCCTTTATAACTATGAAAGAGCCGGTGTAGCCGCAGAAGATGAGCGCAGACAAAACGCTAGAAATTGGTATAATTTTTTATCATCATCCCAAATTTATGTACCACGTTTAGACAGTGACGGGATAGAAGGTAACCCCATGTGGTATGATGAGAACCCCTTTTATCAATCTGGTTATGGTATGCCCAACTGCACCGCCTATTGCTGGGGCCGGTGGTATGAACTTTTAGGTGAACCGCCTGATTTGCCTTTGGGGGATGGTAATTCATGGTTTCCCACGGCCCAGGAAATGGGGGTATACGATACAGGAGCATACCCAGGAAGTGAACCAGCATTAGGCGCAATTATTTGCACCTATTATGACATAGGGGGTCATGTTGCTGTAGTTGAACAAATAAACGAGGACGGCAGTATAGTTACCTCTAACTCCGGTTGGCAATCTACCTATTTTTGGATAGAAACACTATACCCGGAAAATGGGTATGTTCCATCATGGGCAGACCCTGGCGCATATGTACAAGGTTTTATTTATTTGCCGATTTCCTACGGGCCAGGGCCAGGGCCAGAACCCCCGGAGCCAAAGCCGCCAACTTATCCATCGTCCCGCAATTTTATTTATTATTTGCGGAATCCCTGGTTGCATTTTCTACACTAATATGATACAATGAAAACAGGAGGTGAAAGCCGTATGAAAACAGGAAAAGCCCTTAATGCGATTTTAGCTGATATTTGGGACAAAGCAGGGTTTGGCGAGGATATGGAAGAAAGCCTTGCCGTACTGCGTGACAATATCAGCGAAAGAGATGGGATTCTTCACGGTTACGGGGAACCCTGGAACGATGAAGCGGACGAATTCAATTTTACCGCCCTCCCACCCGTAACGCCCGACCCGGCCCCCGGTGAGGATTGGGAGGGAAAGTATAATGAATTGAAATCCCGTTATATTAGCCGGTTCTTTACTGGCGGTGAGGGTGACAACGGCGAAAGCGATACCAACGGGGAAACCACCCCGGAGCAGGTAAAAGCCGACCAGAACGAGGACATTAAAAACGATGATGAGGGGAAAACCATTGATGAGTTGTTTTCCTAAACTAATTAAAAGGAGGCAAATATAATGCCTAGTATTCCCGAAAAGAAAAATTTGACTGCAAGCGCCGCAGATGTTGTAAACAGTATCCGAAGCGAGGTAGGCGGCACGTTTGCCGACCAGGTGCCCACCGCCATTAATGAAGGACAGGTACTTTCTGATGGTACTATTGCAACCCGTGAAATGGCCCTGGGAACTTTGCGCCAGATTGGTGACGTTATCACCACATTTCAGCCTTTGGCAAATGCTTTCCTTTCTGCCCTGGTAAACCGTATTGGGCGAGTTATTATTAACTCCAAGATGTACAGCAATCCCTGGGCAGGGTTTAAGCGTGGTTTACTCGAATACGGTGAAACCATTGAAGAATTGTTTGTAAACATTGTACAGGCCCAGGATTTTGACCCGGAAACCGCAGAAAATGAGGTTTTCAAGCGTAAAATTCCCGATGTTCGCAGTGCTTTCCATACTATGAACTATCAGAAATTTTACAAAACTACGGTTAGCAATGACCAGTTGCGCCAGGCGTTTTTATCCTTTGAGGGTATTTCCGATTTAATTGGGAAGATTACGGAAGCCCTTTACACGTCCGCTAACTATGATGAATACCTTGTAATGAAATATATGTTGTGCTATGCCATGGAACACGGCGCTTTCCACCCCGTGACCATTGCACAGCCTACCGCCGCCAATTCAAACAGTGTGGTTACTACTCTGAAAGCTACTTCTGAGAAGTTGCAATTTTTGAGCGCTGATTATAACCAGGCGGGGGTTTATAACCACACTCCCAAGGGTGACCAGTATTTCATCATGACGGCTGATTTCTCAAGTATTGTTGACGTGGAAACCCTGGCCCGTGCCTTTAATATTGATAAAGTTACCCTTATGGGGCATACTGTTATCATTGACCAGTTTACTTTTACCACAAGCGAAACTGCACGGTTGCAGGAACTGCTGGGAACTCAGTATACGGCCTTGACTGATTCTATTTTTGCAGATGTCCCTTGCGTTTGTGTTGACCGAGATTTCTTTATGATTTTCGACAACTTCCAGAATATGACTGAACAATATAATGGCGAGGGCCTTTACTGGAATTACTGGCTTCATCAGTGGAAAACTTTTAGCACTTCCCCGTTTGCAAATGCCGTCATTTTCACGGATGAAACACCCTCCGTTTCTGCTGTGGCTGTTACTCCTTCTGCCCTGACCATGGGTAAAGGCACAAGCACCCAGTTTACCGCCACGGTAACTAATGCCGGTTTTGCGTCTACTGGGGTAACGTGGAGCATTTCGGGCCAGCAGAGCGCCAACACCCGCATTGACGGGCAGGGGCGGCTTTACATTGCACAGGATGAGAGCGGAACAAAAATTACTGTAACTGCAACCAGTGTGTTTGATGCCGGTAAATCTAATAATGCTACCGTAACTGTGAGCGCTTCTTAAACAAAGGAGGGGAATAGGTATGCCGGGAAGTTTTACAAACCCGCCCTATACCCCGCAAAATGAAGTTTATACTTTAATGGGCATTGAACTTTCAAATAATTACCAGGACACCTATTTATTTGATAGTATCAGTGCCCAAACTTCATTTTTTACGGGGAAAGCAAACGAAAGTGTAGACCATTACACGAATGTAACACCGTTCAAAATTAGTGATGGCTTCATTTTGTTACCTAACACAATAGAGCACTTTAATAGCTATAACTATCTGATGATGAAAAACACAGATATGTATAGCAATAAATGGTACTATGCTTTTATAACTTCATGTGAAATGGTAAACCCAGGAGTAACCCGCATAAATTTTGAATTGGATGTAATACAAACATATCAATTTAACTGGAACTTGCATCAGTGTTTTATTGAAAGGTGCCATGAATTAACAGACAGCCCAGGAAGCAATATTCTTGACGAGGGATTAGAGTTAGGCGAGTATATTATAAATGACGCAAAACAAACAGATAAATTCGACGATTATACAATCTGCGTAGCCTGTACTATGAATAGTACATTAGTAGATACAACAGGGGGATATTTCAATGGACAGTATAGCGGATTAAACATTATTTCTTTTGACAGTGCAAGCAAAGTAAACGACTTTATTTCATCCGCCACAAAAGCTAATAAACTAGATGGCATTGTTGCAATATTTCAAATGCCCTCTAATTTTGTACGCAGTAAAAGCAATTCTCCATCTACAAGTAGTGCGGCAGATGATGTATATACCTATAATGTAACAAGTTTAACATTAGATGGATACACGCCCAAAAACAAAAAGCTATTAACATATCCTTATAAGTTTTTACACGTCACAAATTTTATGGGAAACAGTGCTGATTATCATTATGAATGGTTTTCAAGCCGCCCACTATATCCCACAACAAACCCTAGGCAAGTAAAATTTGAAATACGTTGTTCTATGGAAATAAACCCTACTGTAAAAATTATTCCTACTAATTATAATGGTATGGACGGAACTTCAATAGGCACTTTAAATAATGTTGACTATGGTTTGACGTTATCCGGTTTCCCTCAATGCTCATGGGTAACCGATACCTATAAAGCCTGGGTTGCCCAGCAGGGCACGGTTTCAGCCTTTGGTATGGATTTTTCTGGGGTTGACCTTGGTTATATGTCCCAGGGTCTAGGAGTGCTGGGAAGTGCGTTATCTCTTAATGTTGGCGGCGTAGCAAGTGGCATTTTAGGCATTGCCCAAACAATGGCAAAGCAAAACGCCACAAAAAGCCTACCGCCCCAGGCGCACGGCGAAAACGCCAACGGTGCACTTTTTCAGTTTGGCCTTAAAGATTTCGGTTTTCAAGATATGAGCATTAGGCAGAGTTACGCAAGAGCAATAGACGGATATTTCGATATGTTCGGATATAGCCATAAACGCACAGAATCCCCCATGTTTTATTTAAATAATAGGCCGTTTTGGAATTACATTAAAACGCAGGGCATTTTAATTAGTGGCAATTTTAATAACGATGTAGCCCGGAAACTCGAAAGCATTTTTAATAATGGTGTTAGGTTTTGGCATGGTGATTATATCGGAAATTATAGCCTAAATAATGCCCCGCAGGGAGGTTAAACAATGGGCAAGAAAAAACGCCCCGCCGGTTTGCCAGGTATGCCCCGGCGAATTTGGGCAAGCGCAGAATTAAACAACTATACATTTAATGATTTTTACTTTAGGCTAAAAGCAATCGCCCTATCAAGGTTTAAATGGCTTAATATGCCTGACACTGTAGATATCCGCTTTCTCGAAAGGGCATTATTTGAGCGTGGGCAACTAACCTTTTTCAAGGATGAAACATTAGGGTATTTAGCCTTAAACTCTAACCTTGGAGGGCAGTTAAATGTCTATGATATACCGCTTGTACGCCAAGTATATACAAGCAATGGGACATATACCGCACAGTTAAGCCCTATAAACAGTGTAATAATCTGGAACAACTATTTACACACCCCAACAGAAATGACTACCCGCCTTTATGCGTCCCGCCTTTATGAAATTCAGAGGGCTATTGACGTAAATATTAAAGGACAGAAAACACCTAAAGTAATTTTGACCCCACAAAGCCAGCGCCTTACCATGCAAAACCTTTTCATGCAGTATGATGGAAACGAGCCTTTTATTTATGGTGACCCGGATATGCTGACGGAATCTAAAATAAACGTGCTTGACACAACGGCCCCTTATGTGGCAGATAAATTAAATGTACTAAAACATGATTTAATGAACGAATACCTAACCTTCCTGGGAATTGAAAATAGTAACCAAGATAAAAAGGAAAGACTAGTGGCTGATGAAGTAGCCAGTAATTACGGCGCAGTTGAAGCGCAAAGAAACGCTTTTCTTGACAGCAGAAAAGAAGCGTGCAAACAAATTAACTCTATTTTTGGGCTTAATGTAGATGTTCGCTTTAAATCTGATGTACAAACAACCGTAAATGCGCCAAACATGGAGGGAGGGGAAAACGATGGCAAAGTATACAACCCAACTGAGGGCAATAATTGAATACAACAGCACACCAGGAAAACCAATTACAGACAGGATTAAGGAAGCCGCCCCTAAAATCTTTGACTTTGATTTTCCTATGTGGCTAGAAAGCTATCGTGAAACCCTGGAATATAAAATTTTATTACATTACTTTTCAAATGAAATCGGTTTTGAAACGGTAGGGTTGTGGAAACTATATTTAAATCAGCGCTTAAATGAAATCATGCCGTATTATAATGACGTGTACTTGACCACTACAGACAAATTCAGTAGTGCTTACGACATGGACGTAACAGAAACATTACAGCGCACTTTGACAGGGGCCGACAACACTAGTACAGAAGTAAACGGGAAAAGCACAG